TGTGGGGTAAGTTGCTGAAGAGAGTTACCTTTCCCTTTTGAGACATCACGTCTCACTAGTAAGGTTACCCTCCCAACATTCACGAGGATCGATTCTCAGGGCCTCTCAGACGCGCCCTAGGCGACCGTACCGCCGCGCTCTCAGCGCGGCTCCTAGGGCCCTTCTCGTGACGATTTGGGGTGAGGTGGAGGGGGCGTCAGCCCCCCTTCACCTCACCCTTCGAAGTCTTCGAGGATTTCTGCGAGTTCGTCTGAGTAGTAGCCGTTCAGTTCGTCGTAGTACTGGACGTTCATGGTCAGTTCCTTTCTCTCTTTGACCTTGTGCTTTAATACTACTCTGAAACATATATCCTGTCAATACTATTTAGTGTGGCCTTCTTCACAAATTCCCATGTGGCCCCACTACATGGATGTGGTATACTGTAGGTGAAGCCCGGGAGCCGGGCCCAACAAAAAGGAAGGACACACCACTATGGATATTGAACCCAATCCCGACGTCACAGCTGCACGGTGCGCGCATAGCCTCTATGTACAGCGTCGTATTGACATCGTTGACAACTACACGCAGCAGTGCAGCGAAAACAGGGAACGACTCGCATCAGACCTGGCCGATATCGCCCTAGAGTACGGCATCTCACCCACCCGAGTTATCCGGAACGCCTTCGGCGCAGACAGAACCGACTTCGTCAGTCCTGTCCGTCGCGCACTCTCTGCTAAGAAGGCACAGGGGAACGCTAGGGAAGGCGACTGATAATGATCAAACTCGAAACGGACCTGCGTAGCATCCACATCGCTTCGAAAAATGGTGAGAAGGCCTCCTACGTGTACGCCTGCTACACCCGTATTCACCTCATCCCTGGAGGGGGTTTTCACAGCCTCATGCCTTACTCGCAGACCCTCCCCACGTTTGTACACGACGCCCGCGTCAAGCGAATCGAACCCGGCGTCTTCTACAGGCTGTCGGGTGTTGCCTGTCGGGCGCTCGGCGCCGATGAAAGCCTGAGCATCATACCCCTAGACGTCGAAATCGAGCACACCCCCCACGTCGACTTCATCGAGGACGGGTACGGCAGCGCCTATGTGCCCCACTCGACATCGGGCGTCGGTAGGAGAATGGTCCACCGTTCCTGCCTCTCCTACGGGTCATGGACGGTGTGCGGCCTCCTCCCGACCGATCAGGCTAAGGAGTGGGCCGGCCTCGATGAAGCCCTGTGGCGAACCTACAGTTTCTTCGACGAGGAGCTCCCAGATCTAGACCCTACATGGCAGCCGCTATGGACCGCCGGGTCCGTAGTCATGTCGTTCGAAGACCCGCTTCTGCACAGGCCGGTAGAGGTTTTCCGTGGAACGGTATGAGCTTCTAGCTGAGGCCGCACGTCTGCGTAAGACGGCGATGGGTAAGATGCGCACCCACCGCAAACGAGGCGTCGAACTCGCGAACAGCGAGTTCGACCCTCGTGTCGGCACAAACGCCCAGCTACGCACCATGTCCGACAAGCAACTCGTCTCGTACATTGACCGCGTCAAGCGCTTCAACCTCCGTGACCGGCAGTATTACCTCACGTCCAACGGCGGGATCGTGGACTCCTATACACTGGACAACTACGCCTATCAGCTGCGCCGCCAGGAACGCTTCTACCGTGACGTGGACAAAGCCTACGAGCATCTGAACCACGAGGGTACCACCCGCACAATCGCCCAACAGCGAGTCTACGAAAAGGGCATAGACGAGATGTCCGTCTTCAACGCCGCCCGACGCGTCGACAAGACACTTCAATCAGCCGACCAGATGAGAGCCAAATACTCCAAGAAGCAGCTTCTCGCATTCCGCGAACAGAGCAAGCGGGCCTTCGACAAGCGGGCCGCCAACATCAAAGAGAAGATGGCCCGCACGAAGGACGGCACATACTTGGAACGGCGCGCCGAAGCCATCAGGCGTGAGTTGCTCACCGAGCTCCGCGGCTCCAAGCTGCGCGTAGCCGATATAGAGCGGGCCATCGAGGGTATGAGCCGCAAGGCGCTCGTCTCCATGCATCGGCACACGGACATCGCGGCTCACATTCGCAATATGTACGAGTTGTCCAAGTTGGACTTCTCCGGTGTGCGCATTGAAGGGGGTGCGGCCAGTGGCGAAGAGCAGGAAAACTCCGTTCGGCGGATCCTATCCGAGTATGCCAAAGCCGATCGAGCCATGTGACGTCGCCGTGGCCTCCGTGTGGGGAGACGGCAGCTGGGTCATCATGTCCGTAGAGGCAGACGCCGACATCGCCCTCTACGAGCTCTGCCGGGGCGCCCTCCCCGACTGCGAGACTGGCGGCGACATCAGCGGTTTCTTCGCCGCCGCGTCGTGGTACAAGCGTGTGTGGGTGTGGGATGATCAGGCCACGCTGCACTTCCTCGCTGTCGCCGCTCGGCGCATCGGTAAAGCCGTGGAGGTCTCCGGCGGCCCTCGCGGGCTGACAGACGTCAAATGGCGCGTCGGCAAGCGCAAGACGATCATCCGCTCGCTGTCTGCTACAACGAAGACGAGTTACCGCGAGGCTGTGACCTTCATCCGGGTCAACAGAGACCTGGCTGACACTGTCTATCTCAAGCCGATCCTGATGGCCCGCGTTGTCCAGCGCTTAGGCTTGGACCGGTACGACATCGGCAACTGGGTCGTCTATACCCGCGCCCGGTGCTGCCAGTATCTACGCGACGAGATGTCGGTGAGGCGCGTCGCCGACGCTGGTGCTGACTTCAACGATCGCAGTCCCATTCGTGCTGGCATCGTGTGGCTGGACACCAACTGTGAAGGCCGGGAGGTGGAGGACGTCGACGTGTGGGACGTGTCGTCTCTTTACCCCGCCATCCTCGCCTACATGCCGATGCCCCTCGGCTACGGTGTGCGCTCCGAGAGTATTTTGGACGTGCTGCAGAACCCTATGTCCCAACCAGCGCCTCTTGAGGACCAACCCGGCGCATGGGTTGCCCTCGTCTCCATCGACGACGAGATGACATGGGAGACGAGCGTCGACTGGCAGTGTCGCGTTGAGTACGATCCCCACTTCCACTACGACCGCGTCTACGACGTCGTCTCCTACAACACGGCCACGGGCCTCTTCCGCAGTTTCGTGGAGCGGCTCTACGCCGATAAGGAGAAGGGCGGCATGTTCGCCGCGCTGCACAAGAGCGAACTCGTTTCCCTGATAGGGTCCATGTCGCCTCGCAGCCTGAGACGCAAATACCGGGTTGACTACGTCGAAGACTGCGGGTACATCGTCCACATCGACGGCGTCGTAGAACGCGATCCCGGCGCCCTCAACCTGACGTATGCTTTCATCACCGCTTACGGTCGCCTCCTGCTGTCCCGTATGCTCCGCCGCTATGAAGGCCACGTCATCTACTGCGACACTGACAGCATCCACCTGGTCGGCGTCCGCCCAGACGACGTCGTCTTGGACGGCGTCGTCGGGGCGCCGGAGGGGACCCGGTTAGGCCAGTGGACGCAGCGGGAGAGCCACGCTACCATCTTCTACTCGGGTAAGCGCTCGTATGCGATCAAGCGCGGCGACGAGGCGGAGCTCGTCATGGCGGGTCTGCAACGCCCTCCTTGGCAGGCACCCGTCCCGTGGGAGTGGCTGATGGAGCACGACAGCCTCCTCACATGCGAGCACGTTCCGACGCCCGACGGCCTGTCCCTGTCTGTGCGCCCCTACCGCTACTACAACCGCGCCGTCAGCGTCGCCTGACCCGAGCCCCACCTGAGACATGTGATATACTATGTCTCAGGCGGGGCTCCATCCTGTTGTGGCGGAGACCGCGGCCGGGCGTCACGGGCTGATACCCGCCGGCCCCGGATGGACTTGACAACCCTTCGACCAAGACGGCGGTAGCCCCGCTGCACAACACGTGAGGAGAACTGAGTGGCAGACGAACAGACCACCAATACCGACGCCGAAGACCAGACGCCCGTGGAAGCGACTGAAGAAGATATCCAGGTCGACCTGGCGGAGCTCATCGACGAAGTCCGCGCCCTGGCCGTCCAGGCGCTCGACGAATGCAAAGAACTGCGCGCCATCATCACCGAGGAAGCCCTGGACGAGGCTGTCGACGACGCCGCCGACGATGACATAGAACCGGGTGATCTTCAGATCGAAGATCTCCTCGCCTGACGAAAGGACGTACTGAACAATGGCATCCGCTTCCAATGGGCTGCGCCCCGGGACGACCAACGAACAGCTTCTCCAGGTATCCATCAACGCCGCCTCTATGGGGTACAAGAAACGCATCCCCTCCCCGACTCAGGCCGGCATTGACCGCACCCTGGACTATCTCAGCCAGCACCGCGACCTGTGGAACCCCATCTGCCAGTCGCTACTCAACCAGCTCGTCCCCGTCTTCGCCAAGAACCGGTCGTGGTCCAACCCGCTCGCCGAATTCAAGAAGGGCCTGGTCGAATTCGGGAACGGCGTCGAAGAGATACAGACCGGCCTCATCAACGCCGTCGCCTACGATCCCAATGACGACGTCGACGCCAAGGCGATCTTCGGCCGGGAGGACTTCCGCGTCGAAACCGCCTTCCATACGCGCAACCGCCGCGACCGCTACAAGGTCTCTGTGGAGAAGCGGCTGATCCAGTCCGCGTTCCTCAACGGCGGCGACGTCGCCGAGCTCATCGACCGCCAGCTGAACGCCCCCTACGAGTCCGACCAGGTGGACGAGTTCCTGCTCATGGCCAACCTGCTCCGTGAATATGAGGATCGCGGCGGCTTCTACCATGCACACGTCCCCGACGTGGCCCACGCGCGCTCCACCACCGACGACGCCAAAGAGCTTCTCCGCAAGCTGCGCGCCATCGCCGGCGAGATGCGGTTCAAGTCCACTGCCTACAACCCGGCGCGGATGCCCGTCCACTCCACGCCCGACGACATGATCCTCCTCACCACGCCCGCCGTCAAGGCGGCCCTGGACGTGGAGGCGCTCGCATGGGCATTCAACATTGACCGCGCCGACGTCCAGTATCGGGTCATCGAGATCCCGCGGTCCGCCGCCCCCGGGAAGGGCTTCCAGGCGGCAGTCGTGGACAAGGACTTCTTCCAGGTCTACGACCACATCATGGAGACCACGTCCATCGACGTGCCCACCGACCCGAACACCTACAACGTGTTCTTCCACCATCACCAGACGATTTCGTGCTCTCGCTTCGCCCCTACCGCCATGCTGTGGACCGGCGCCGACGACGAAGTCATCGAAATCCTTCCGCCCGTCACCGCGATCGGCACCCTCGAATGCCTCGACGTCGACGGCAACACGCCGGCCCAGCTTAAGAAGGGCGGCAACTATCGGGTGCGCCCCCAGTCCGTCACTGGCGGCGGCGTCAACCCGGCCCTCGAATGGACGATCGTCTCGTCCACGGACAACCACACGTCCATCTCCGACACTGGCATCCTCTACGTCGGGCGCCTCGAAAAGGGCCCGGTCAAGGTCAAGGCGGCATGCGACGGCGTCACCTCCGAAGGCGCCTTCGCCGTCGAGGCTGGCGCGGACGTTCCTTCCTGGCCTGACCTGAAATCTTCCATCACGGGTCTCACCGTGCTCGGAAGAGCGATTGGCAAGTCGTTCACACCTGAAACCAAGGAATACACTGTCACGCGGGCTAAGAAGGACGAGCTAATCGGCAACGTGCAGAACAACACGTTCCCGCACGGGCGGATGCTCGATTACACAGTTGAGACCGCCAACGGTGAGAACGGCGCCTACAAGGTGACCGTCACCGTCACCGGAGCCGACGGAGTCTCCTACGGCCCCTACGTCGTCACCGTCAAGTAACGGCTAGCGGCCAGTGGAAGGGCGCTGGGTTTCCTTCCTTTCCTCCCCGGCGCCCTTCCGCGTATAAGCGAACGAACAGACTACAGGTAGGGAGCGAACATGCCGAGCATTAGCGAATGGGCCGCCGGGGCTGAAGTCACGCTCACCACGGTGGCATGGGACTCCACCTACCGCGACATCGTCAAATGGCGGGACTACGCACACCGCTCCGACTACATCGACCGCCCCGACGCACACCACCTGACGCTGCGCAACGCCCAGACCATCGACTACGGCTCCCAAGTCGTCCTCGACGAACCCTTCTCGGTGTGCGTCAAATACAACTACGTCAGGGTTGTCAACCCGAAGATATCCAAGCTGCACCCCGATAAAGAGCAGCCGACCGTCTTCTACTACTTCGTCCAAGACGTCGTCAGGGTCGCGCCCGACGCCACCATGCTCTCCGTCCAGCTAGACGTGTGGACCACCTACTGCGGCAACGTCCGACTGCGCAATGCCTTCGTCGTCCAAGGCCACCTGCCGGTGGCCGCCACGTGGCGCGGCCGCCAGCACGACGTGCTCAGGGAGGCCGAAGGCCTCGACCTGGGCTCCGACTACATGGTGCGTTACAGCGAACGCTACACGGTCGCCACCCTCGCCCAGTGCTGCGTCATGCTCGTCGCCTCCACCGACTTCTCGTCCGACCCGGGCGAGACGTCCAACCCCAGCTTGAAGACGGCGAAAGGCTCGGCCTTCGAGGGCCTACCCAACGGCTGTGACATCATCCTCGTCCGTGACATCGGCACGTTCGAGTTCTTCGCTACTGCCATGTCGCCCTTCCCGTGGGTCTCCCAGGGCGTTCAGATGATCATGGTGCTGCCGACGCCTGACGACATGTTCGATCGGATCATCAGTTCCCACAACACCGACAATGTGCACGACAAATACCGGCAGGGCGTCGACCCGAATACGATCAAGATCATCCGCTCCCGCAAGGCCGGCCACGAGGGCGACGTCATGTGGGGCCGCGACCAGACGTTCTTCGCCGGCGGCGCGCTAGAGTTGCTCGATAAGGCGAGGCTCGCCGACTGGCAGCGCAACTACACGAAGCTTGTCACCGCGCCCTACCTGTTCATCGAACTCACCAACTACCAGGGCCAGTCGATGGCCGTCCACCCCGAATACCTGCCGGATGGCGGGAAGGTCACGCTGTCTAGGCTACAGCACTTCTCTCCGCCGGGCCCGCGCGTCGTCGTGTGGCTGCGCGACTACCTGTCGGAGGACAACGCCACCGGCAATCCGCTGTCGAACTCGTTCCTGGACGGCTCCCTGTTCTTCACGAACTTCCCGATGTTCTCCATCCCCAATAACTCGGGGCTGAACGCCATGGCGTCACAGGCGCACAGTATAGCCTTCGCCTACCAGTCGGCGGACTGGTCGCAGCAGAAGGCCCTGCAGGGCAACCAGGTCGCCTACGACCAGGCCTCCTATGCGATTGGGACGGCCCGCCAGTCCATGGTGGCCTCCAACACAGCCAGGGGCGCGCAGACGGCGCTGGCGAACGCAGCCCGCACCCAGTCGACGGCGATCACCAACGACGCCGCGTGGGGGCACACGCAGAACAGCATGATCCAGCAGGGCGTCTCCGGCGGCATGGGCGCCGTCGGCTCCCTACTGTCAGGCGATATCGGCGGAGCCGTCAAGGGCCTGGTCGGCACCGGCATGGGCATCCACATGGCCAACTCGAACTACAACATCGACGCCAACGCCCGTGACGCACAGACCGACCTGGCCAACTCCACCGCGTCCCAGTCAACGGCTATCTCCAACAACCTGGCCTCAAAGCTCACCGGGTTGCAGAACGCTCAGGCTGCCTACAACAGGGACACGAACAAAGAATATGCGGACATGGTCGCCAAGGGCGATTACGCGAACACCCTGGCTGGATTGAAGGCGAAGATACAGGACACGAGGATGGTCCAGCCGTCCATCTCCGGCCAGGTCGGTGGCGACGCGTTCATGCTCGCCACCACCGGGTGGATGGTGGATGTGCGCTTGAAGTCGCCTCACCGGGGCGCCATCCAGGCGGTCGCCGAGCATTTCGCACGCTACGGCTACCGGTGCAACCGGACCGTCGACATGGCCGCCTACGACCTGACGCTCATGTCCCACTTCACGTATTGGAAACTGGCGGACTGCCGGATAGACGCCCCGTCCGTGCCGCAGATGCACGCCGAGACGATCCGGGGGATCTTCGAGAAGGGCGTCACCGTGTGGGATGAGCCGAAGGAGATAACGGAGATGCATCTGTTCGACAATGGACCGAAGAAAGTGGTGCAGCTGTAATGGTGAGTACGAGAGGCTTGACGAACGCCGATCTGGTCGGTGGCGGTATCGAGCCGTCTAAGGCGGACGCGGGCCGGTTCCGGGCCAACCAGGCGAAGGCGGCCCGGGGCGGCGAGTTCCTGATGTATCAGAACATGCTGTGGGGCCTGGCCGAGTCCCGGTTTGTCTGGGACGGACTTCCGGGGACGGTCAATGAGCGCTACCTGGAACGTGTGCTGCACCGGCATGGCCTGGCGGTCTTCTTCGAAGAACCTCGCCTGCACGCCTTCCTCGCCCTGCACGCCGCCGGCACCGGCGACGTGGATGTCTACGGTGACCCGAAGACGTTCCGGGTCACCGGTAACCGGTACATCAACCGGGAAGTGTCCTCCAAGGACTGCGTGCCCATCTGGGTGAACAGGAACAGGGTCAACGACCAGTGGATCGTCAACTACTATGCGGCCCAGCTGGCCGAGGCGGCCGTCACCGTCCAGGTGAACGCGCTCACGTCGCGTTACCCGACGATCCTCGCGCTCAGCCAGGAACAGAAACTGACGGGCGAGAACTTCTACCGTCAGATCGCCGAAGGCCAGCCGGTCGTGTTCACCGTGAAGGACACGATGGGCGGGGACGTGTCCGGCGCCGTCCAAGCACTAGACAACCGTCTCCCCCCGAACGCGGTATCGGACGCGATCCGCGTCAAGAAGGACATTTGGGACGAGGCGATGCTCATGCTCGGCATCCAATGCGCCCCGCCCGACAAGAAGGAACGGCTCGTGGACGACGAGGTGGAGGCGCTGCAGGGACAGATGGCGGCCTTCCGCGGCGTCGCCATCGGCGCCCGGCAGGAGGCCGCGGACAAGATCAACGAGCGCTACGGCCTGAACGTGTCTGTGCACTGGAGGCACAGCCGGGAACAGGTGCGCGGCGTCAACGAAATCGGGGAGGGTTTCATTGGCTGACTTCACGATCGAGCTCCGGGATGTGTGCGCCAGGTACAGCGACGCCGAGTTGGGGCTGGACGCCTACCCGATCTTCGATGAGGCCTACAGGCCCCGCCTGAACAAGTTGATCAAAGACCACTACTGGTTCCGTGAGACGGCCTACGAGACGGCCGCCATGTTCGCACACCAGCTGAGGCACCGGCTTGAGACGATCATGCCCTACTACAACCAGCTGTATGAGTCGACGAGGATCAAGTTCGACCCGCTGTCCACGATGGACGTCTCGTCCGTCTCCGACGGCACGCACTCGTCTAAATCCGAGACGGAAGGCTCCGGGACGACGAAGAACAGGGCGTCGGGCCTATCCAATTCGGACTCGCGGGACATGCGCTACCCGGACACGGCAATCAACCAGCAGGGCGACTACGCAGTGTCCGGCACCAAGTCGGACGCGAGGACAGAAGGCGCGTCCGAGACCAGCAACAATAGCACCTCAAAGGCGAACGGCGATGAGACGACGCATGCCACGTCGCATTCGACGGGCCGCTCACAGTCAGCGTCGTCGCTGATCGTGGAGTACAGGGCGTCGCTGCTCAACGTGGACAAGATGGTGCTGGCCGAGCTCGGCGACTTGTTCTTCGGCTTGTGGTCGTCCAACGACAACTACGTCGGCGGCGACGCGTACTGGGGCCTTGGGCCGATGCTCGGCTGGGGTTATTGGCTTTAACGACTAGGAGGTTATCGGATGCCTATAGAGAACGTGCCGTTCTTCGATTTGCAGAACAGCCCGCTCACAAACATCACACCGTTCGCGCACAGAGATGCCTACACCTACCAAGAGGTGTTGGAGGACCTGGTTCAGAATTATAAGCGGATCATCGATACGGTAAATAAGGTCGTGGCGTTGGCCAACGACGTTGACAAGCGCCTGGTCGAACTGGAAGCCAGGCTTCGCAAGGAGACGGACGACAAGATTGCCCATGCGATTGATGAACTCTACCGGCGCCTGGCCCAGCGCGGAGCGAAGGACATGATCGTCCACGACCCGGTGTGGGGCCGCACAGACCGGACCGTCTCAGAGGTGCTGGCTGTGCTCTACGACAATGTGCGCACACACGCTAGGTTCGCGAAGGGCGCCGACGACATCGGGGCGACGGCGCAGGCGCTGGATGAGGCCAACTGGACGGCTCGCCAGTGGGACCTGGATCCCGAATACAAGACCGACCACGCCACCCGCTGACTACTATTAGGAAGGCACTAAAATGGCAAGCACGAATAAGACCGAAGCGCTGGGCCTTTCCCAGTTCATCGACACCGACAAACCCACATGGCGCGGTGACTACAACGGCGACATGCGCAAGCTGGATGTGCGCGCACAGGAGGACACGTCCAAGTTCAACGCGTTCGAGACTCGCATCAAGACGGCGGAGACGACGGTCGATGCCGACCACAAAGTGGTGGCGCAGATCGACCAGAAGATCAGCGAGGCGGAGACGAGGGCGAAGACGGACGCCGCCAGCCAGGTGGCGAAATGCTACGACGACCTGTTCACGAAAGTGAACGACCGTTACACGAAGGCCCAGTCGGACGCCCGCTACATTCTCAAGAACGCCGCCACCCCTGACGTGTGCGCCGTCATCGTCGGCACATCCAACGTGGTGCAGGGCAAATGGCCGACGCTCATGTGCAGGGCGATGGGGATCACGGAGAAGAATTTCGCTGTCGGCGGCACAGGCATGACCGACGGCGCCAACAACTTCTCGGTGCAGTTGAACAGGGCGATCGCCGACGGGAGTTTCAACAACAACGACGTGAAGTATGTCATCATCGCGGATTGCGGCAACGACGCCATGGCTGGTAAAGACGTCTACAACGGTGTCGTGAGCCTTCTGACGGACGCCCACCGGGCGTTCCCGAATGCCCGCGTCGTCGTGTTCTCCGCTGTCTGGGCGTGGAGCAACCTGCATGCACTCTTGAAGAGTAAGAACGGGCTCGCGAACTGCCTGAGCACCCTCCAAGAGGTGTGCGGCAACTACGGCGCGGAGTACGTCGGGACTGAGTTTTGGTGCTTGGGGTACAGCAAGTATTTCCAAGAAGGTGAGATTCACCTGAATTCGACAGGCGACACGCGGTTCGCGACGTTGGCGGCCAACTATTTGCAGTATGGGAACGAGCCGGTGCCGGTGTCGCAGAACTACAGGATTGGCCTGTCGGGGGGCGCACAGCACACGGACACGCCGCTCACGCTGCGCCTGAACGGCGGCATCGTGAGCCTGTCGGGCGTGATTTCGGGTCAGTCCATATCGGTGGGCGCAGACCTCGGCATGATCCCCGAATGGGCCGCGCCGCGCGCAGACGTGAATGCCAGCGCGAGGGGCGGGGCGTCCGGAACGGAAGATATCCCGTTCCAGGTTCACCCCAACCAGCACCTGCAGACCTGGAAGGGCTGGTCGGGCAACCTCAACATCAGCGCTACGTGGTCGGTTCTGTAATCGTTTCACGTAAAACGCGGGACCTCCTGCTAAAGGTGGACGTGAGGAGGTGCACACCACATGGCATGGGACGCTAAAGCCAAAGCAGTCGCGATCAAAGCGATCGGGACGGTGGAGTCTGGCATGCGCTACGACGGCATCTACCACACCGATCCGATAACGATCGGGATAGGGCAGTGGTTCGGGCCGAGAGCCTACGGGCTTTTGGCCCGAATCAAGAGGGAACTGCCTGCCGAGTTCGCGAAGCTGCCTGGTGAGTTGCAGTCTTTGGTGAACGCAAACGCGATCAACTGGTCCACTTACTATTTGCCGAACTACTGGGACGGCCAAGTCAAACCCGTCCTCCGCGCCGCCTACAAAATACAGCAGGCGCAGATGTCTGAGGACCTTGAGGCCTATGTGCAGGTGGCGCGTAAGTGCGGGATCGACCCGGACGGCGCCACCCAGTCGATGATCATGTTCTTCGTCGCCTACCACCAGTCCCCTAGGAGGGCGCTGAGGATCGCCAACCAGATCGGCGGCGCTTCCTTGGATAGGTGGCACCAGGCATTGCTGTCCGAGCCGGTGCTGGGTCGCTACAGGAACCGGTACAATACCGCCTACGGCATCATCAAGGCGATGGATAGTTCGGGTGTGGACCTGCCCGGTCCGCCTGGCGCAGGGACTCCGCCGCCGACGGGCGGGGACGGCTCGGGCGGCAACCCTGGGGGTAACGTGAACGCCCCGCAGCAGCAGGGCAGTAGCGCCGGCGTGCTGTCCCGTGTGGAGAGATGGGGCGACACGATGGTCGCCCACATGGCCGATGGCAAACAGGTGGTGTGCGCCCCTACCGGCTGGGGCCAATACACGGCAGGGCCGGGCGGGGCCGGAACACCGCCGCCGACGAACAGCGCTCCGGGCGGACAAAACGGCGCACCCGGCACAGGCGGAGGCGGGGGTTCTCTGGCGCCGGGCACGTCGGAGACACGGCAAAAGCTGGTGTATTGGATGGCAAGCCGCGAGAACAAATTCCGGTACTCGAACGGCGCCGGCCGGCTCGACCCTGACCGGTCTGGCGTCGGCGACTGTTCGTCGACGTGCCGTAGGGCCTACTTGGATGTGTGCGGGATTGACATTGGCGGTAACACAGTCGCTCAAAGCGCCAACGGGCACGGCGTGTTCGTGATCAACTGGAACACGGCGAAGTCTATCTCTCAGGCGCAGCTGTCACTGATGAAGCCGGGTGACTTGGTGTTCTACGACTGGGGATCCGGCAGGGCGGGCGTGGATCATGTGGAGATGTATGCCGGCGGCGACCTCACGTGGGGGCATGGGGGCGGCTTGAACGGGACTGTTCCAGGGCCGCACAAGAATAGCTTGAGCAAGTTCATCCGAGACACGAGGGGGATCGGTTGGTGTGTCAAACGCTACATCAACGACTGATAAGAAACTCACATACTATGACCCGTCCCGGATACTCTCCTATAACACGCCGTGGTCGTTCGTGACGGGCGCCCGCGGCAGGGGCAAGACGTATGCGTTCAAGAAACGGGTGATCAAGAAGGCGATCGAGCACGGCGATGAGTTCATCTACCTGCGGCGGTTCAAGGGTGAGGCGGCGACGTTCAAGACGTTCTTCGACGACATACGCTGGGAGTTCCCGGGCGTCGATCTGTCGGTGAAGGGCAAGGTTGCCTCTATAGGGTCGGGTAAGGGCGCACAGCCCATCGGGCAGGTCGTGTATCTGTCGGCGGCGCAGATGCTCAAATCAGTATCCCTCAAGAAAGTGAAGCACATCATCTTCGATGAGTTCATCCTTGAGAAGGGCGCCACCCACTACCTGCCGGATGAGGCGTCGATCTTTGAAGGCCTGTACTCGACGGTGGACCGCTGGGACGACCGCGTCCAGGTGTATTTCCTGGCGAACGCCTTCTCTCTGACGAACCCGTACTATGTCAAGTATGGGATCGTGCCGTCGGGTGAGTTCACAGTGGAGCAGGGCGCGGACCGTTTCTGGGCGGTGCACACTGACCGCTCGGAGGAGTTCGCACAGCAAGTCTCGAAGACCCGCTTCGGGGCGTTTCTGCGACGCCAAGACGATGAGAACTCCCGATACATGATCGATTCGACGTTCAGGGATGAGGGCATGGAGATGGTGGCGGCGAAGCCGCCGTCGGCGATGTACTCGCTGTCCATCGTCGGCGGGTCCAGGCCGCTGTCGCTCTGGCTGAGCCGGGACTGGTCAACGTGGTATGCGACGGAGGGCCTGCCAAGAGACCCGAACCTGTTCACTCTCTCGCCAGGCCGAGTAGACGAGGCGACACGGCTGATGCAGCCGCGGGACTCGTACTTAAAGAACATCCGCGACTCGTATGCCCGCGGGCATATAAGATTCGACAAATTAACGACGAGGAATCTATTCGTCAAGGAAGTGTACAAGGGGTTGTGATGACTGAGTCTGTGTTGACGGGGTTCGGGACGGCGCTAGCGGTGGTGTTGCCGCTGGTCGCTGCACTCACACCGAAGGCCCGCCGTTTTCTTCACTTCATCGACGATTTGATGGGTGAAGAGGAGCGCCCGGGGGCTGAGCGGCGCCCGGGGATACTAGAGCGGCTGACGTTGCTTGAGACGCGGCTGGATCTGATAGAAAGGAGACTGAACAGCATTGAGTCACGCACAGATCGTAAGGGCGGCCATCGTGGCGTGGATGGCGAAGCACGACGGTGACTTCGGCTACACGAACGACT